CAGGCGAGAAGTTTGCTAAGTTTGGTAAAGTTGCAGGAACAGTAGCTATTGCCGTTGGTGTTGCTTTAGTCAAAGGTCTATCTTCGGCAGTACAAGAATACGCAAAGTTCAACGACAAGATGACACAGTCTCTTGCAATCATGGACACAACTCTTGAAGAACAACAAGCTATGGAGTCTCAAGCTATGGCTCTATCAAGAACAACAAGAATTTCTGCTGAACAATCAGCAGAAGCATATTTCTTTTTAGCGTCAGCAGGTTTAGACGCACAACAATCTATTAGTGCATTACCACAGGTTGCAAAATTTGCTCAGGCAGGTATGTTCGATATGGCTCTTGCTACTGACTTAGCAACTGACTCTCAGTCTGCATTAGGACTAACAGTAAGTGACGCTCAACAAAACTTAGAAAACTTAACAAGAGTTACAGACGTTCTTGTAAAAGCTAACACGTTAGCTAACGCTTCTGTACAACAATTCTCAGAAGCTCTCACAAACAAAGCAGGTGCTTCTCTCAAGGTTGCTAACAAGGGTATTGAAGAAGGTGTTGCAGTCTTATCAGCTTTTGCAGATAGAGGTGTTAAAGGTGCAGAAGCAGGCGAAAAGTTAAACCAGTTACTTAGAGATATTCCTAGAGCTACTGCAAAAAATAGCGAGGAGTTTAAGAAACTTAATCTTCAAATGTTTGACTCAGAAGGCAACTTACTTAATGTTGCTGACTTAGTAGAAAACTTAGACTCAGTATTATCTCCAATGTCTGATGAACTTAAAGCAAGTACATTAGACCAATTAGGTTTAAATCGTGGTGTAGCTGACGCAGTTAAAATATTATCAGGTGCAGGCAACGAGATTAGGAATTACCAAAAGGCTTTAGAGGACGCAGGTGGAATGACCGAAGAAGTTGCTGATAAGCAAATGGGGTCGTTAAACGCTAAGACTGACATAATGAGACAATCATTTAGCGAGCTAGGGTCAGAAATTGGTGCTTCTGTAACACCTTTTGTTATAGACCTAGTAGAAGAAATCTCAGCAGGTGTTCAAGGATTTACAGATTTTATTAAACAAGTTAAACAAACTAACAGAGAACTTGAGAAATCAGGAGACAAACTTGAATTTTATGGCTTCGGTCTTACTGGAGTAGAAGCCAAACAAAGACAAATAGAAGAACAGAATAAAAAAACTGCACAAACTTATCAAGAATATGCTAGGGCAGTCACAGAAGCTAATGAAAAACAAGAGTTTCAAAATAAAATAAATAGAGATTTAGCACAAGGTATGCACGGTCTTGATGAATTATCACAACGTCAGATTGATAACAATAAAGAATTGGCAGACACAGTTGAAGAACTCTCAGATGAAGAAAAGAAACTTAACGAAGAACGACAAAGTAAAGCTATTCCAATACTAAGCAGAATATTAAGTGCAACACAAAAAATTAATGATATCAAACAAAGAGAGATTGATTTAGAAACTGCAAGAAATAAAGAAGCTGAGAAAAAAATAAAAGCAGATAAGAATTTAGAAAAAGCTATTGCAAATGTACAAAAAGCAGAAGATGAATTACAAAAACAAAAAATAGAATCTAAAAAAGTTACTTTAGAAGAAGAAATAGCTATATTAAGACAATCAGAAGCAGTTAAACGATTAGAAGAACAAGAAGAAAAAAGCCTTTTAACACAAAAAGAACTTGAATTAGCTAAGAAAAAATTAAAAGAGATTACTTTAGCTAGTACTGGTGCAACAAGTGATGAAGTTTCTGCACAAAGAGACCTTGATAGAGCCTTAGAAGATGTTACAAGGGCAGAAGTAGAACTAGAAAAAGCAACAAGCGAACTTGCAGAAGCACAAAAAGAATTAAATGAAGCTACTGCTAAGACACCTGAAAACTTAATGGAAATAGCATTAGCTAAAATGGAACTAGACGAAGCTATTGCTGACCAAAAAGCATTATCTTCTTTTACAGTCGCAATAGAACAAATGGAAAAACTAGGTCTTGGTACTTTTAGTAATCTATATACAGGTTTTATGAAAATGATTACAGACGCTAGAAGATTAACTAATGGTGGAACTCCACCACCTCCAACACCATCTACAACACCACCTACCGTTGATGATGTTATAGAAGAAATAGAAGAAGAATCAAAACCATTACCTGAAAAAGATAGAAGTACTTTCACGCCTTTAGGTGCTGAATCACTTGACTTAGGTAAAACTGGTGGACTTGTCGGAACATCAAGTGCTAATAACACAATTATAACAGTTAACACAGGTGCATTACTTGGTAGTGAAGCTGATGTACAAGTTGCAGTCTTAAAAGCTATTAGAGAAGCTGAGAAAAAAGGCATTAAAGTAATTACCTAATGAGTGCTAATTTTGACTCCAATGTTAGTTTGACTTTACAAGTAGCTTTTGACTCAGAGCCGTTTGATGAGTCACAATCGTATACAGATATAACAACTTATCTTAGAGCTTTTACAACTAGACGAGGTAGGATAAATGAGATTGGAGAGTTTGTATCAGGTACAATGAGCTTCTCAGTATCAAACGCTGACAATAGATTCAACCCTAACAATACTTCTAGTCCTTATTATGACTCATCTAATGCAAGGACAAAGATACAACCTCTTAAAAGAGTGCGTATGTCTGCTACTTATGATTCAACAACGTATGTTATCTATGAAGGTTTCTTACAATCTATTCCTGTTAAGTTTATCTCAGAAGGTGCAGACTCTATTGTTACCTTCACTTGTGCTGACGCATTTAAGATATTTCAGTCTGCACAATTAGACGGTATTGGTTGGAGACTTGGACAAGCAGGATTCTCAGAACTTGGTAACTCAACAAGACTTAGCTATGTAGATGAACAGGAATTATCTTCTTTAAGAGTTACAAGAATATTAGACTCCATTGGATTTCCTAGCAATAGACGTGATGTCCTTACAGGTACTAAACAAGTTATAAGTCAAGCAATCACAACTAATGTACTTAGTGGTTTAAGAGAATGTGAAGTTGCAGAGAATGGACAATTCTTTATTTCTAAAGACGGTAAAGCAACGTTTAGAAATAGAGACTACAAGCTCTCAAACACAAAAGCAGTTAATGTTCAAGGTACATTTAGTAATGACGGTAGTAACTTACCTTATACAAATGTATCTACTTCCTTTGATGACAACGAAATCATCAATGTTTATGAGTGGCAGAGAAGTGGTGGAACTACACAATACAAAGCTGACGCTGATTCTGTACTTAGATATAGACCTAAAGAAAGTACAAAGACAACAATTAACATTAGTGATTCTGATGTTTTATCAATTATCGAGCAGAAGATTGCTGAGACTTCATTACCGATTTTAAGAATTGATACATTATCTGTTAACCCTAGAGATAATACTTCTCTTTGGGAACAAGTTTTAGGACGAGAGTTCGGAGATAGAATATCTGTTAAGATAGTAAATGTTGACGGTAGTAGCTTTACTGATGAACTTTGGATAGAATCAATAACGCATACTGTAAACGCTAGTAATCAGAGTTGGGATTGGACTGCAACATTAAGTCCAGCAGGAAGCTCGGCTTGGATATTAGGACAAGCAAAACTTGGAGAAGGTACTAGGTTAGTTTATGCTTAGTAAAAAGGAGAATTTATAAATGGCAGGATTTAAAGTTTGGACAACAGGAGACTTAGTAAACGCTTCTGATTTTAATTCATACCTACAAGAACAGGTCATAATGCGTTTTGCTGATTCGTCTGCTAGAGATTCACAAGTTAGTTCAGCAGAAGAAGGTATGTTTTGTTTCTTACAAGACACAAATACTTTACAATTTTATGACGGAAGTGCTTGGCAATCTTTCATTGGCGAAGGAGATATAACTTCTATTGTTACTGCTTCAACATCAGGTTTATCAGGTGGAACAACAAGTGGCGTTGCAACTCTTTCAATAGCACCAATTCAAGCAACATCAGGAACAGTCGCAGGAAGTGATATAATTTTATTTGGAGACGCAGACGATAGTAATAACCTTAAAAGAACAACAGTTGCAGATATTAATAACTTGGTATCAGCAGGTGTATCATTAGGTTTAGTATTGGCTTTAAGTTAAGAGAGGATAAAAAATGGCAGATACATTACATTCAGTTCAAGGTGTACTTGGAACATCAGCAGGAGATATTGTTGACGCAGTTCCTTCATCTACAACTGAAACAGTCATAGGTATTTTAATATCTAATGTAAGTGGAAGTAGTGCAGACGTAACAGTAGATTTAAGTGTTACAAAGTCAGGTGGAAGTTTAAGGCACATTTTAAATGATGTCTCCTTACCATTCGGTACAACTATTGAGATTACAACAAAGATAACATTAGAGACTGGCGATAAACTACAAGGTTTATGTTCAGCTAGCTCTAGTGCAGAATATAACGTTTCATTTCTTAGACAAACTTAAAGGGGCTATTTATGGCTTACTTAGGTACGCAACCAAATGATGTAAAAAAGAATACAGGTTTATATACACCTAGTGAAATACTTGAATTAACTAAAGATGGTAGTTGGGGTGGCTCATTAGAACTTATTGCAGAACAAACTGTATCTAGTGTTAGTTCTGTTGAATTTACTTCTATTAAAGAATCAAAATATGACGTACATGTTTTACAATTTTCTAATATATTTGCAAGTGCTAATAGTGACCAACCTGTTTTAAGATTTTCTAATGATAGTGGTAGTAGTTTTGAAACTTCAAACTATCAATATGCTATACAAATTAATGGTGCTCATGGTTTTTTTGGAGAAGGTAAAAGTACTTCTGCTAATGCAATTTACTATATATTAGGTAGAGGTGGTAGTACTGCAATTAGAAAAAATAACAGTTATGTTTATTTGTATAATTTAGGAAATGCTTCAAAGTATAGTTTTGTTACTATTCATACAAGTGGTACTGATGATGCAGGTAACTTTCTTAATCTTTTTGGTGGTGGTAGTTATACACAAGCTGAAACAGTAAATGCTTTACAATTTATCTACACAAGTGGTGCAAACATTAGTGGAGATGTAAAACTTTATGGAGTAAAACAGATATGAGTAACCTAAGATTAATTAATGAAACTACTTTTAGTTCAGTATCTACTGTTAATGTTGATAATGTTTTTTCAGCAGATTATGACATTTATAAAATTACTTCTGATGTATCAGGACAATATGGTTTGTTAAGATTTATAAATAGTGCAGGTAGTGTTATGACAGATAGCACCTATGATACTGCAAGACTTAATTTAAAATTAAATACAACCTATTCTGAAACACAAACATCAAACCAAACTGTAGGTATTTATGCTTTTACTGAAAGTGGTGGAAGTGGTGCAGGTGGTAATGTTCTTTATATATTTAATCCATTTTCATCTAGTAAATATACATCTCTTATTGCACAAACTATTGATATTAGTACAAGTACTGCTCATAGAATTGCAAAGACAATAGGTGTTCATAAAAATACTAATAGTATGGGTGGTTTTCAGTTAAATGCTTTAGCAAGTGTTAGTGGCACTATGAGAACTTATGGATTGAGAGTTGATAGCTAATGGCAGGACAATTAGTACAAGTAGCAACAAATACAGTAACAAGTGCAGTAACATCAATTACCTTAACAGGCATAGATAGTGATGATGTTTATATGTTAGCAGTAAGTGGTATTGTAGGTTCTGCTTCAATGAATGGGGATTTAAGAGTTACAACAAGTGGAACTGCTGATACTTCTGCAAATTATGATTATGCAACAAAAGGATTAAGAAATGATGGAAGTGCTTTTACAAATTTTTCAAGTACAAATCAAACATCTTTTTTAACTGCTTTTGCTTGGTCTTTATTTACAACAAGTGGTATGACAGGAAATGGTATTGCATATTTATATAACTTTAATAATGCTAGTGAGTATTCATTTATTACACACGAGGGTGTAAATAATTGGCAAAATGGAATTTTAGGTATGCAGGGTGGTGCATTTCATACATTAGCACAGGCTTGTGACGGAATTAATTTTAGCACATCAAGTGGCAACATAACTAGTGGAACTTTTACATTGTACAGGGTGGTTTAAATGAGTGAATATGGATACATACCAGAAGCACCAGAACAAAGTTTTGGAAATAATAAAGGTATCTTTACACCTAAAGATATTTATGATTTAACAAGAGCAGATAAATACACTAACTATGGACAATTAGAATTAATTGAAACTATAAATCAAGACACATCAGTATCAGCAGTAGTGTTTAATGATTTAAGAGATTATGATATTCACATAATTTTTGTATCAGAGTTACAAGGTGGTGACGCAGAGTTGCAAGGTAGGTTATCAACAGACGGTGGAACAACTTTTTATAGTGGTGGTAGATACGATTATGCTATGCAATACGGACAAGCAGGTGGAAGTAGTGGAGATAGAAAAGCAATTAATGACACTAGATTTCAAAGATTAGCTAAAACAGGTAATCACACAGGTGCAACAGGACAGGGTTACATAACTTTTTATAACCTTAGGGATAGTAATTTGTATAGTATGCTTACCACATTAAATTATTCAATGGACAATAATCCTTATGGAATATATCAAAAAG